TTAAAGGACAAATTAAATCGCTGGTAGTATCAAGAAAAGCTAATCGCTGGTTTGCTTCGATATCCATAGAAACTTCTGATATACCGCAATCACGCAAAAACCAAGGTGTTGTAGGTATTGATTTAGGGTAGTCCAAGAGGTAGAGGTACAAAGAAAACTCCCGTTGTCGGTATGGTTGAAAGAGGAGGGAATGTTAAAGCTAAGTCAGTTGCTAAAAACGAGCTTAACTTTATGGATTTTCTTAAAATGATCAGGAAGAACATAAACATAGCAGAAAGCTTGCTAGTTACCGATGAATATAAGGCTTATAATAAGATGAATAGTAAAATCCCTCATTACAGCGTTAATCACAGCAAGGAATACGTTAACGGCGATATTCATACGAATACTATAGAAAGCTTTTGGGCTATTCTAAAAAGAGGGATTATGGGTCAGTTTCACTGGGTAAGTAAGAAACACCTTAACGCTTATATTAATGAGTTCTGCTATAGGTATAATGCGAGAGAGATTGATAGCTCTTCAGTGTTTACAATGACCTTATGTAATATGCTTAAGACTTAGAAATTTAAGTAAGTGCTATTTCAGGAATCTCATTGCATTCAATTGACAGTGTTTTTAGGTGAAGACGGTTACGCTCAATTGCATCTGACCATAAAGAAGGAATGATAAGGGTTTCAGGGGTTGTTTGGTATACTAACCTAGACACAGCAAAACGACATGAAGACTTAATACTATACAAAAAATATACACCAGATGAATACCCTAAATATGATAATTATGATGCTATAAATGTAAATAAAGTAGCTGAAATACCTATTGATTACGATGGTTGTATAGGAGTTCCTATAACTTTTATAAACCAGTACAATCCTGATCAATTTGAAATAGTAAAATTCAGGAAAGGAAATGATGAAAAGGATTTATCGATAAATGGTAAATATACATATTCTAGAATTTTAATCAAGAATAAGCGACTATGAAAATTGAACTAAAGAAGTTACTATAAAGGATCTTACAGAAGGCTACTCAGATAAAGCTGAAGCGGGTGTTGTTGCTTTAGCTGGTAAATTAGATGTAAGTATATAACTATATAAACATATAGCTATAATAGTATTTGTCAATATATCTATATTGCTATTTTGCTATATAATAAAAAGCATTGTCTTTGTTTTATATTATTCAACTCCTTTTCCCCTTCTTCTTCGAGGCATTAACTACCTTTAAGTTTTCCTTAGCCTCTTTCATTATAGCGGCAAATTCTAATGCCTCTTGTCTACTTCTTTGTTGATACTCCATTCTATCTTCCTTAGAGCCGTTATTTTCTATGTTCATTTTCGCTAAGGCTAAACTAGTAAGGTGTTGCGCTTGAGGAACGTTTATCTCGCCTTCTTCTAGAGCAGTTAAAGTGCTATTTACTATTTCCATGGCAGATTTATTACCGAATGATATTTGTAACTCATTATTGCTTTCCATACCAAAGCCAGTATTGCGTAAATAAAACTGAATTGCATTTAAATTGACGGCGTTTAAAGCATCATTTTTAATAAACCTCATAAGCCTTGAAAGAACATAATCCTTGCCCTTAAAGCGACCCCTCCTCCAGGACGCCATTAAAAGGCTATCTTCTTTAAGCTTTCTTTGAAAAGTCCTGTAAGGTATTTTTAGAAAATAAGCTATCTCTTCTTGTGTATGTCCATGCGCCGCTAATGATTCAACCTGTGCAGACTCCTCTGGCGTAATATTCCTTTTCGGTTTACTCATTCAACAATACAGCTTTTTTATCAGTTTCCTTTTCCCATCTCTTTATTATAACATCAACATAAGCAGGAGATAATTCCATCATATAACAGCTACGCTTTGACCTCTCGCAGGCAATTAACGTAGTACCGCTACCACCGAATGGATCGTATACACTCTGGCCTTGCGCAGAGTTATTAAGTATTGGCCGAAGCATGCACTCCATCGGCTTTTGCGTGCCATGCCCCCAAGTTTCCTCCTTGTTGCTATTACCGAATGGATTATTATTTTCAATTTCCCATACGGTAGATTGATCACGCCTGCCTTGCCAGTTATGCTTCTTCCCTTTTTTTACTGCGTACCATAGAGGCTCATGCTGATGATGATAATCACCCCTGCTTAATGCAAACTGCTGCTTTGTCCAGATTATGAGACAAATCAATTCAAAACCGCTATTCTCTATATTCTCGGCAAACTTGTGCGTATATTTAGATGAATGCCAAACATAAGCTACATCACCGGTAAATAATGAATAAGCCTCAGACCAATCATATCTATCATCATTTAGTACCTTACCTTTAGAACGCATGCCTACCTGAAGATCAACACCCTCACGCCACTTAGGATCATACTCCACACCATAGGGCGGATCAGTTACCATTAAAATCGGACTTGCCCCATCCATTAGTTTTTCAACATGCTGCGGGTTAGTACTATCCCCGCACATTAAACGATGAGACCCAAGCAGGTAAATATCACCAAGCCTAGCATTAGCTTCTTTCGGGACTTCTATTTCCTCTTCTTCCCCTATTTCTTCTAATATGGTTTTATCAAATATAGGCGCTAGCATATCCTTATCCATACCAAAAGATAATAGCTCATTCAGATCAAATCGCTCCGTTAGAACTTCAAAATCATATTCACCGAACGCTAGGTTATCTCTGATATTCAACCTGTCTATTTCCGCTGGTGTTAGTTTCCTACTCGACATTAACACCTCAATTTTAGTCTCATCATCGTAACCTGCCATATATAAAGCTTTTTTGCGCTGGTGGCCGCCGATAATGGTGTAATCGTTATCTACTATTATTCTTTGATGATACCCATCCTCCTTGATATGAGAAGCTAGTTTATCCAGCATCTCCTTGCTTATCTTTCTTGGATTATTGGTATATTCTTTTAATTGCGACAACTTAATGCTCGCCTCCTGCCATTTGATAGTTTCATGATTACTTGGATAGTTCATGTTCTAACTCCTCTAGCAAGTTGTTTACAAACTTTTTCGGATCTCTTATTTGAAAGTCTCTACTATCGGCAATCATTTGTTTTTTGATCATATTTACTATAGTCTCCAGAATCTTAAGCTTTTCCGAGCTCTCATCCTGTAACAATTTAAATAATATTTCTAAATATTGACCGTTATCACGTCTTATGTTGATTACCCACAAAAGCTCATCTTTAAACTCATTGCTAATATTCCCCTTTAAATATTGATCTATAACAATTTCTTCGCATCTTGCTTTAGCCATAATACCTCTCATATATTTTAGATATTTTTTTATCTTTTGGAGCTTCTAGCCTAATTATGTGTTTACCTTGATTGACAGTTGATTCTAAATCCTCAACTGATTCAGATAATGCAGTTAAGTTTCGTGTTACCAGCTTTTTCTGTTTATCTATATTAGATACACAAGCTAAGAAATTCTCTTTTTGTCCAAGATAGCTATTTAAAAGTGCATGACGGATTCCCATTAAATCTTTGCTAGTATTAAAATCCTCCAATTCATTATAAATCCCGTTAACATACTTCTGAATAACGACTACACCGCTACCTTTTAGCTTTAAGTAAACTACCTTCCGCTCTTCTTCCGACTGCTTCGCCTGCTTAATCTCGGTATAGACCTTGTTAATGCTAGACTTGCCTTCTGCAACTTTGGCTTTTTGTTCTTCAGTGCCTTTACGCTGGATAGCATCGTATTGTTCGGCGGTAGTGTGACTCACACCAGCTCGTTTGGCTATTTCTCCTAAAGCGCCTCTACTTTGAGTAGTATGTTCTGTTTTTAACTCTTCTACTTGTGGGCTACCAACTAGTTGGTAAGCCGTATCACCTATTGTTTTAAACTGAGTAGCCTGCATCCTCTCCTTAGCCTTCTCCGCCTCAAATTCCTTAAACTTATAAGCAAGTGCTAGCCTAGTTTCTGTAGGTAAATTCCTTCTGCTAAACTGGTTATTGATCATCCAGAGTTTTACGTCTAGCTCGCTTTCTAGCTCTGACTTTTCCACCACATTGAAGCTTATGCCGTGTTTACTGCAAATAGCATATCTATGGTGTCCATCTATTATAGTATTGTGCCATACCACCAGCGGATCACGGCATCCCTCAAGTTTTAAACTATTTTCTAACCCAACTAATTCTTCCTGACTTAATTGAGGAAT